CCCACAGGAAGCGGTATTTTATTAGATAGATTCATATGCTATAATAGCGGGACTGGCGTATAACCAGGGGACCTCTATGTTTCGGTCACCACGGGACCGCGCATTTCGATGGAATACTTCATTCTAATAAGGCCTAGTTGTAGACCCAGAGCTTGCATGCTTGCACCTATTACAAGCCTTCCGATTGAGTAATCACATTTGTCCTCGATGTCGAGGGCAGTGAATCCAGTGGCGTTTATATTCCTCAATCCGGGTAGGTCGCCCTTAGTTGAGATTTGTGGCCGGTAGGTTTTGCCGGTCACAGACGGGTTGATAATAAGGGCTTCATTGTCCATTAGATTTATAATCTTAGTTGGGGTGGTAGTGTTGTATGAGGGGTAAAACCTCAGAACCACATTTCCAGGTGTTGTTGTAGGACAACTTGGGATCCATTCAAAACTGATAGCTCTCCATCGGTGCATTGAATACATGGATCCCATTTGAGATAGGTGTTGTGCGTTACCGACAAATGTGGAATTGGCGGACAGAGGTGACATTCTTGGTATGATCGCGACTTCTTGTATTGTGTCGGACTTAGTGTCACCAAAGACTTGAAGTATGATTTCCTCGTGGGATAACTTCTGCCAGCCTTGTCCGTTGCCCAATCGCATTTGTGTTGGGACCATAGTTGTAACATGCTGTAGGGGGGCGGTTGCCCGTTCCACAGATCGGCCTCTATTACGGTAACGAGTGGTGTTTCGTGCTTTACGCTGAGCACGTCTTCTGGGTTTCTGAGCTCCATTCATTTTACTATTTCGATGTTTTGATATTTCTCGTGATGATACACCGTATGGTAGGAAGGAGTGATGATAGGAGGTTCAGTCCAGGATTTAGTAGCTAATATCAACAAGAGTATAATTATAGCAACCACGAGAGGCCAAACGAAGGGATTGTCTGGACAGTGGCACTTACCCAACGATCCACAAGCCAGCTAGAAATTGAAGTTGAACGTGTTTTCAATCTTATCTGCTGTTTGCACGATTCCTAGACCAAACTTGGTTTCGTCTGGGTTGGCTTGAGTTATGGCTGTACGACCGGCACCGGCAGCAACTGATGTTCTTGCGGATCTTGCTGCGGCTCTGTCGTTCTTCGGGTTGCTGTTGTTGAGAGTGTTTTCACTTCTTTGATTGGTGCTACTAGGGGGATTGTAGGGAGGAGTTTCAATAGCAGACATTCAGTGGCTCTTGCAGGAGTTCCCAAACTGGATGGATTCCAGGATAGTGTAAGAGCATCAAAATAATGTTCCATACTCACTTGTTCATCTGGGGTGTACCCAAAGGCTAAGTAGAATGAATATCTAGTGGCTGCTTCAATATCTCTGGATTTCCTATGGGAATCGTTTGCTAACCGTGAAAATCCGCTATTAAACTCTCTTGATTTATGTATGTTCCCTTTGTCTATGCCATTTCTGACCATGCAATTGTAGTATGACTGTTTAATTGGTATGCCACCAGTCAGGCTTATCCCAGCCTCTCCTACTGCTCGACACCACTTGCGTGCGGAAGACACAGAGTAGAAGGGGGTGATGCTGTGACTGTCCTTACTCATTGTTACAGTCGGATTCCGTACCATAATGTATTGGGTTCCATCGAAAACTGGTTTCATCTGGCAAAACTCGACTTGTTCTGTTATATAGACCGGGTCTTCTGCCACAACTTCAAAGCCATAGTCCATCCAATGGTCGTACAAGTTACGTACCACTACTTCCTCATCATCCACCGAGCAGATTAAAACGTTGTCGTCTCCATTGTTGATGAGGTATGCTTCGATGTTGTGTTTGTCAACAAAGGCCTTTGTAATCAAACAAGCCAGTATGCAATTTCCTAAACTAGTGTTCATGTCACCCGACATTCTCTTACCATCCACTTGGTACTTGAAGAACCCATCTTGTGTGTGTGCTGTACCCCGATTGTTGATTTGCCATTGTAGCAACTGTTTAAGTGTATCAGGGTAGCCGTGGATAGCATTGTAGATGGAATGCTCAAATTTTAATGCTTGCACGGACACATGTTGG